CACGGCAGCAGTGCTGATCGCAATTGGAATCTTTAAAGAATTAGCTGCGGTATGTTTGATCACAGCAGTAGTATTTGAGGAAGGAGTGAAGAAATTTGATAGATAAGAAAGAAAAAAGTGCCCACGGAGCGGCAACTCCATTAGGCACATTGCTAAACAAGCAAGAACAGTATAACACAGATCAGAAGAAAAGTGAAATCAGAAAAACAGCAATTGAGATCTTTGATCTATCTTTGCGACTGCAAGAAATGACAGATGGAACTATAGACTGGATAGATTGGCGAGAGCCAGGTGTTCCGTGTGTATACGTTGAATATCACGGAGCCACCGCAGTGCTAAGCGTTAAGATCTGGGAAAATGGCTTTAGTGCAGAACAGCGACCAGATTACAGTACAATGCTGTTTCTCGACAATCCGAACTGTATAATCGAAGCAGGGTATCTGAAAGAAAAATTGATGGGATTATTAGAAGAAAGAAGAGGAAGCGACAATGGGAAAGATGATTCTGATCACAACTGATAATGAGGTAAAAGAGCTGGAATATCCAGATGGGGGACTTAAATCATGGAAAAAGTTGAGAGAACACATCGGGAATGGATGTGAGCTAATTGAACATGTACAGCCCAAGAGATTATATACAGAGATCGGTGCAGGAATTGAGATTAAAAATGTGCCGGGATCAAAAGTAAGCATGTTGGTTGATGAAGAATTTTATTTTCACTGTGACAAAACCAAATTAAATAAGATAGCTTCATGGCTGTATGAGACAGATCGCCATGGATACCCGATTCTTGGAAATGTTTTGATCATTGGAGAGAAGTATGGAAATGCAGGAATTGAGTTTTGTGAAATGTCAGAAGAACAGTTTGATCTTGTCTTTCCTAAATTAAAAGAATTGGGAAAGAGGTTTAAAGATGCAGGAGATTGAGATTAGCAAAGGAATCAAACGGATCCAGTTCGATTCCTTTGATTCCTGGTTAAATGCAAGGCATGGGATTGGTGGATCTGATGCATCTGCAGTGTTAGGTATTAGCCCTTATAAAACTAACGTTGATCTATACTTAGAAAAAATAGGACAGAGAGTACCTGCAGATATCTCCGGAGAAGATTATGTAAGGTATGGACATGATGCAGAGCCATTGCTTAGATCGCTGTTTGCACTGGATCATCCAGAGTATAAGGTTGAGTACTTTGGAGACAACATGATCCGAAATGAAAAGTATCCATGGGCACATGCATCTTTGGATGGAGAACTAACCGATCAGGATGGTCGCAAAGGAATCTTAGAAATCAAGACAACTAATATCCTGCAAAGTATGCAGCGTGAAAAATGGAGAGATCAGATTCCGGACAACTATTACATACAGGTGTTGCATTATCTGTTAGTTACTGAATATGAGTTTGTTGAACTGAGAGCACAACTTAAATCAGTATGGCAGGGTCAGATCAGATTGGAGACAAAAGATTACCATATCGAGCGATCAGACGTAGAAGAAGATATTGAGATATTAAAACAAGCGGAAGAAGAGTTCTGGCAGAATGTCGTAAAAAGGCAGCAGCCACATTTAATCCTTCCGGAAATATAAAAAGGAGAAATGTATGGAACTTAAGATATACAATCCACAGGAAGATGGATTTCTGAAAGAGATTGACTGGAACTATGAAGAGTTAAAAACAGAGATCCAGGGAAAAGTAAATGATTACATGAATCTGGTTTATACAGCAGATCAAGTAAAAGATGCAAAAAAAGATCGTGCAAATCTTAATAAATTTGTGGAAGCTTTAGAGAGCAAACGAAAAGAAATTAAAAAACAGATTACAGAACCATATTCAGCATTTGAGAAACAAGAGAAAGAACTGATTGGTATTGTTAATAAAGCAATTACGAATATTGATACGCAGATCAAAGGATACGAAGAAGCAACAAGACAGGAAAAACTTGAAAAGGTCAAAGAAATCTATGCAAAAACAATCGGCGGACTCGCTGACGTAGTAACGTTTGACAAGATTTTTAAAGATTCCTGGCTAAACGTGTCAACATCATTTAAATCAATCACAAATGAAATTACTGAGATTCGAGACAAGGTTGATAATGACCTGGTAGTGATCAACGCGGATACAAGTCCTTATGCATATGAAATGAAAGAGGAATATTTGAAGAACTTTGATCTTACAGAAGCAGTTAATAAAAAGCAACAGCTAGAGGAAACAGAAAAAAAGAAGGCTTTATTCGAAGAGCAGCAGAAACAGAAAAAAGATAAAGATCAGAAAGCAATGAGAGAAGAAATCAAAAAGATTGTATCTGCAGGTAATGAAAAAAAAGAGTCAATCAAAGAAAGAACACGTGCAATTACATTTCGATGTGTTGTGAAAGAACATAATTTTAAAGAAGTTAATGCAAGACTAAATTTGGTTACAAAAGTATGCGAGAAATTTGAAATTTTGGAACAGGAGGAGTTATAAGATGGCAGTTGGAAACAGTTTAGCAAACAGAACAAAAACACAGCCCCCAAAAACAGGAATCACAACATTCCTTAATAGTATGGCTGTAATATCTAACATTGATCAGGCGTTGGGAAAGGACAATAGACAGCGTTTTATCACAGGAGTGATTTCAGCAGTAAACAACAATGAATCACTGAAAGAATGTACAAATCAATCTATTCTTTCAGGAGCTTTGCTAGGGGAATCATTAAAATTATCACCTTCTCCACAATTAGGGCATTACTATCTTGTACCTTTTAATGATAAGAAGTATGGAAAAATTGCTCAATTTCAGTTGGGATACAAAGGATATATTCAGCTTGCGATCAGATCAGGGCAGTATAGAAAGCTAAATGTACTGGCAATAAAGGAAGGTGAACTTGAATATTTTGATCCCCTTAATGAAGAAATCAAAATTAATTTGATGGTTGACAAATGGGATGAACGAGAAGAAGCACCAACAATGGGATATTATGCAAGCTTTGAATTGACTAATGGATTCAGAAAAGCAATTTATTGGTCAAAGAGACAGATGATGGCACATGCGGATAAATATTCAGCAGCATTTTCAAAAGAAGCAACACAGATCAATACAAAGTACGGAGCAAAAGAAAAAGTCTCTTTTGAAGATTATGAAGCCGGAAATTATGATCAAAAAGATTCATGGATGTATTCTTCCCATTGGTACAAGGATTTTGATCAAATGGCGTATAAAACGATGTTACGTCAGTTGATTAGTAAATGGGGCATCATGTCTATCGATCTGCAAAATGCTATGGAATCCGATATGGCAATGATAAATGAAGATGGTACAAAAGAATGTGTAGATGCTGTTACAGATGAGAATATTGTATCTGAACAGGATTTAAAAGAAAGTAATGATGACGATAATAAAGAAAATATATCTGAAGAAAATCAGCAACCAGAAGCAAGCTTCCAGGAAGATCATCAATTCTTCAAATAAAAAATATCAGGCAGGGAGGTTAACATGAATTACATAGAAGAAGTGAATAGTTTTTATGAATGGATTCGCTTTAAACCTATCCCTGCGGGAGCGCAAGCGCTTTGGCACCTATTAATGAATATTAACAACGGATGTGCGGTTAACATTGATGGAAAATATTATTGGCCAGTTGAATTTACGGTCTCCAATGGATCTCTCACATCGGTACTGGACTTCTCCAGGACGCAATTAGACAGAATGAGAAATGTCTTAATTCAATCTGGACGAATCGTGTACAAGAAGGGCAACCGGGGTCAAAGTGGAAAATATAGAATAAATCCATTTAATACACATTATGTTACACAACCTGTTACACATCCCGTTACACAACTCGTTACACAAGTGTGGCAGTTACGTAACATAATGTGCACATTAAATAATAATAATACTATGAATGATGATGGTGATATATATAAGCGCACACCTGAGACCGAAGATATACAGGAAAAAATTCAAGAACTTGTTAAAAAATATTTTGGAAGAAACTCTACAGACAAAGATCTAGAGATTGTTCGTAGTCTTGTTTACAGAAAACAAAGTATTGATCAGAAAACTACTGTTGGCCCAGATGATACTAAAGTCGAATTATTGGAACATGCAATGGATATAGCTTATATGTCTGGAACAATGACCTGGAATTATGTCTTAGGGATACTACGCAATTTTACAAAGCGTGGAATTACGACAGTTGACGATGCAGAAGCATATCAAGCTGAAATAGATATGGCAGCAGGAAAGATATAAGGAGTGATGTCATGACAAATTGGAATATGCCGTATTGGCAGACGAAACAAACAAAAGATTACCAAAATAAACTACGTGGAGCAAGAAGTAAAGCTATGGGTGATGCTTGGGAAGTTATGCTTTCTAATGCATGTGATGCATATCGCAAAGCCGGAATTGCTGACATACAAAAGACTCCAGAACCTTTTCGTGTAACTAGAAATCTTGGAAAAGGCAGATTTGAGGGACACTTTATACATTGTGCACAACCTGATTATAAAGGAATTATGA